ACCTGCTGAAATCCGCTACAAATATTCAGGTCCTTCTGCAGAAAGAGGTTTCTGCAAAGCTATGTTGCGCTTAAATAAGATGTATTCTGCTGAGGGTCCTGATAATGATATGGATAAACTGCAAAGTAGACTAAGAGCTATTAACCCAGGTATGGGTCCTCGTGGTTCAAATTCATACGATGTTTTTGAATATAAGGGCTCGGTAAATTGCAGACACTTTTGGACGCAGCTTTCTGTATTTAAGCCAGAAGGCGGTAGAGTTCTTATAGTTGAAAACGGTCCAGCTCCTGGTAATGCTGGTAAATCTAACAATTCAAACGCACCAAGCCCGACAGGTGCTGTAGCAAATAATGCACGTATGGGCTTTTCTGTAATGGATGATGCAAAAAGAATTGTAGCAGGACCTTTAATGGTTCCAAATCAAATGATCCTACGCAGAGATGAAAAAGGTGAACCATACTATGTTTACTTTTCTGCAGATACTGTTAGACGTATCCAGGAACGCTTTAATCAAGAGCTTAAACAAAATAATACAGATAGGCAACACGACGGCAATGTCTTAAATGCTAACGTTCTTTTAGAACAATGGATTATTGAACACCCTACATATGACAAATCTAAATTCTACGGTTTCAACAGATTACCAATGAACACGTGGTTTGGAGTATATAAGGTGAACGATGATGATACTTGGGCACGTGTAAAGTCTGGAGAATTAAAAGGTTTCAGTATTGCGGGTAATTTTATCGAGCGTGCTAAACCTGTAAATCAAGACGAAGAAACGCTATCTAAAATCATTGATATACTCAAAGAAATCCGATGAATAACGTGCAAGATTCAGTAGCTAACACAATTACCTTAGCTGGTTTAGGTTCTGTTCTTATGGACCTACAGCCGCTATTAACATTTCTTTTGTTAGTTTCTGGTATCATTCTCAACATTACTCGCATCAGAAATACTAAGAAGGACTAACTTTTGTCCGTTTTTGTGCGAAGTATATCTTAAACTAGATCGGTATACCCGATCATAAAAATAATTTTACAAAATACTATGACTGCTACTGACGCTGTATCTAAAATTAGATTGCTTCTAGGTATCAACGAGTCTACGTTCAAATTTATGACTGCTACCCTTGTTGACGGTACAGAAGTTAAAACTGAAGGTGAACTAGTTGAAGGTGCTCAACTTATGGTTGTGACTCCTGAAGGTGAAGTTCCTGCTCCGGCTGGAATCCACGAAACATCTGAAGGTGTCCTAATTACTGTTGACGAGTCTGGTGTAATTACAAAGGTTGAGCAATCAACTTCTGAAACTGTTGAAGAAGCTCCTGCTACTGAGGAGGTTGCAATGGAAGAAGAGGTTGTTGTTGAGGTTCCTGAAGAAGTTGCTCCAGTTCTAACTGAAGAAGTTGTTCAAGCTGTTGTAGAAGCTCTTGCTCCTGTTATCGAGGAAGTTGCATCTATCGCAGAAGAACTAAAGAAAATGAAAGCGCAATTCCAAGCTTTCCAGAAGGAGCCTGCTGCTCCAAAGGTAAAACGAAACGATTTCACTGCTGAAAGATTGTCTGCAGTAGAACGTATCGCAAAAATCCGTAAACAAAAATAATATACTTAAAAATGTCTTATTCAAATCTCGCTGCTAACTTGGCAGCTTATACTGATGAAATGTCTTTCGAGGCGATTTCTAACGCAGTACTTCAGACAAAGTTGATGGAGTATGCTACACTACGTTCTGGTCTTCGCGCGGGAACTTCGGCTGTGAATATCATCGATGTTGAAATTGCTGCACAACCACGCTCTTGCGATTGGTCTGATAACGCAACTACAACTTTCACACAAGTTGATATCGTTATGAACGAACTTGAGTCAAAGCAATCACTTTGCCCAACTTCACTTCGTGAGTACTACCTTTCTGAAAAGCTTTCTGCATCTGCACACGCAGAGGAGGTTCCTTTCGAAGAGGCAATGGTAAACTTGTATACTCAGAAAATCAAGAACCATAACGAACTTCTATTGGCTACTGATCTTATCGCTAAGGTTGAAGCTGCTGGTACTACTACTTCTCAAACTGGTCCTTCTGATGCTGATTCTATCCTTTCTGACGTTTACGCTCTTGTAGACGCTATCGATCCAGCTTACGCTGGTCGTGAGGACTTGGTTGTTTTCATGTCTCCATCTAACTTCAACTTGCTACGTAGAGCACTTGTTGCTGCTAACCTTTACCACATTGCTCCAACTGACTCTAACGACGTATTGGATATCCCTGGTACTGGTTTCAAAGCTGTTAAGTTGACTGTTGCTGTTGGTGATATCAACACTATGATCGCTGGTCCTTCTAAGGACGTTATCGTAGGTTGCGGTCTTGAAGATGATTTCGATCAACTAAAGATGTGGTACTCACAAGATTCGGATCAAGTTCGCGTTATGGCAGCTTGGAGATTGGGCTTGGCGGTTGTTAATGCAGCTGCATGGTCTTACAACGGTCTTTAATTAACCTCCCTAAACCTTGGTAATGGGGCTTCGGCCCCTCTACCAAACTAAAAATAATCCATATATTATGTCGTGTTCAATCACATCGGGTATGACCCTAGGATGTAAGGATAGCCAGGGAGGCGTCGAGTACTTGTACATTTCCGATCTTCCAACTTATGACGAAATCGTTACTGACGTTGACGGTAAGATTGTTTCTCTAGATGCTGCTGGCGTTCCTACTTCTATCACTTGGTACAAGTATGAAACTCCTAAGCAAGTGAGCTCATTCCAAGAAACAATTTCTGCTGCTATCGAAGCGGGAACTGTTTTTTATGATCAACAAGCTACTTTTATTTTTAACAAAATGGAAGCTGCTAAAAGAGATCAAATCAGACTTCTTGCGCAGAACCCAAAGCTTCTTGTTGTCGTTAAAGACGGTAATGGTAAGTTCTGGTCTGTAGGCGTAACTCGTGGTGCTGAGCTTATTTCAGGTTCAGTTTCTACAGGTACTGCATACGGTGACAGAAACGGTGGTGAAATCGTGCTTCAAGGTTTGGAGCCAGATCCATCATACGAGTGCCTTGCATCTTTCGTAGGCGAGTAATCCTCACTATATCCATAAAAAAGAAGGGTATCTTTAATTAGGTACCCTTTTTTTATTTCTGATAATCTTTATTAATCCAGGTCTTTAGCCGATGGCAGTTTGCACAAAGTATTTGAAGGTTCTCTTCGCGGTTGTCTGATTTAATACCGTTTATATGGTCTATATCGAGCTGACACGGGTGGACTGGTACAAACCCGCATTTATTACATTCGTGTGCCTGGTGCCATTTGAAGTATCCGTATGGCTTTCTTTTAGCTTTGTTTTTACATTTCCTGGAACAATATATTTTATCGGATCTTCCGGTAAATTCATTGCTACAATACTTACAAGTTCGTGCACACATAATACAGTTATATATAATGTAGTTGCGCAATACTTGCAACAAGTATATCTTATATTGTAAAAATACTTATACTTGTATGACTTTTAACTTTGAAGAAGGGTATAGCATATCATTTAATGGCGATTACGGTGGTTATACTACTTATCGTTTGCAATTTATCTCAGACTATACAAATAAAGAACTGGTAGTTTTACCTGGTGATGCTAGAAAGTGGATTTGTGGTCTAAATCTAGTATTAGCTAATGAAAGGTATACTGAGTTTATACTAACACAGTGGTTTCCAGTACCAAGAGGTGGTCAATATTCTGGCTTCTATACATACAACTTATACGGCACAATGGATGCTGTAACTTCTTTAGAAGATTTTGTACCAGAAGATTGGACTACCCTAGACACTGGACTTATTAAAATTCTTACACCTGATGTGAATGGTAATATTAATCGTTACCAATATGAAAGTCCTAACGACGATGCACAATCATACGTAATATACAATCCATAAAATGCAAAAATATATTTTTAGATCACATAACTTTGAATCTATTCAGTTGCCGCAGATTACAGAACGTCGCGGACACGATTATGTAGATTTTGGTTCTAACAATCTCTACCCAGAGTTGCTTATCGAACTATACAACAATAGCGCGATGCACCACACTTGCATTGATGCTAAGACAGATGCCATCACAGGTGACGGTATTAAAAACTTTGGTAGCACTCCAATGAATACTAAGGGCGATACTTTAGATGAATTGTTTGAACGCATTGCTAAAGACTTTATGATTTTTGGCGGTTATGCTATTAATGTTATCTGGAACAAAGCAGGTGATGGTATTGCAGAGATGTACCACGTTGATTTTAACCGTGTGCGTTCTGGTAAAATGAATGAAGACGATATCATTGAAGAATACTTCTATTCTGCAGATTGGTCACAATCAAGAAAGTACAAGCCAGTAGCATACAAGTCTTTTGATGCTACGGATAACAAAGGTGACAATGCTTCTCAAATCTTCTACTACTTTGATTACACTGTTGGAAATTCATACTATCCGCTTCCCTCATATGTGGGCGCAATCAACGATGTAGATATCGATTCTAGAGTATCTAAGTTCCACGCTAACAACTTGAAAAATGGTTTGGCACCCTCTATGATGCTAACATTCCGTAATGGCCTTCCAGGTCAGGAGGAGCAAAATGAGATTTACAGAGACATTGATCGCACATTTGCAGGTGAAGAAAACGCAGGTAAATTCTTTATTAACTTTTCTGAACCTGGTCGCGAGCCACAGGTGCAAACTATCGAAAACGCGAATTCAGATTATTACGTAACTCTTGAAGGCCGCATTACATCTCGCATCTTAACTAGCCATAGGATTACTTCTCCTAAGTTGTTGGGTCTGTATGACGCATCTGGCTTCTCTAACAATGCAGATGAAATCCAGACGGCATTTAATCACTTCTTGGG